GCTCCAGATTCTGAAGGGAAGCACAGCTTCCCTTTTTTGTTACAGTAGTTGATGTACCGCAATTTGACTGAGTTTGAGAAATCACCAAGGTTAATAGCACCCCTGGCGGGGTAGCAAAGTGGTTATGCAGCGGCCTGCAAAGCCGTAGACGCCGGTTCGATCCCGACCCCCGCCTCCAGATTTTAAAGCGCTGTAAAGCGTTTTTTGTAAGAGCAAGCAATCTCTGATTGCATGTTGTAGTGATGGGCCCGAGTGGTGAAACAGGTAGACACATCGGACTTAAAATCCGCCGCTTCGTTAATAGCGGGCGTGCCGGTTCGATTCCGGCCTCGGGCACCATATCGACATCAGATGTAACGCAGAAAACCCTGCAAAGCTAGAGAAATCAAGGCTTTGCAGGGTTTTTTGTTTTGTGCTCGGATTTATCATAAATACGAAAAAACCTGTATTAAATACAGGCTTTTAAAATTGGTGCAGTTCCGCAATTCGGGAAAAGTTCCGCAAAACGCTATTTTGTGGGGTTAACTAGCTTTCCTTTTCGGTGGCGAACGTAGTGGGCCGTCATGGTTGGGGTAGTGTGGCCAAGTTGGGCTTGTGCTGCACTCATACCTAGTTGTTCTTCTTTGTCAGTGCCAGCTTTGGCACGTAGATCCCGGAACTGAAATTCCTTAATTTGGGTTGAAAGTTCAGGATTTTGATTTGCAGCCAGGACGCGTGCTCGATCAAATGCTCCGCGAAGCATAAAGCTCGTCATAGGGTAGCCTTCAGCATTATTGAGTAGCCGTAAGCTCATTACCTTGCGGCTGTTAATGCGTTGAATCACCGCGGCAAGCTCGCCTTCTATGCTGATGCGCAATTTTGCACCGCTCTTATTTTGTTTGATCCACAAGGCACCGTCTTTTATGTCAGAGCGACTCAGTTTAAGAACGTCTGCTGGCCTCTGTCCTGTTAAATAAGACAAGTCGAGTGCATCCTTTAATGCTTGTTCGGCAACTTCATAAACTTTCGTCAGTACAGCATCATCTATGTAGATGTCGCGGCCAGCTTCTTTATAGCCTTTAATACCTCTGCAAGGATTCTCACGATTTGTTAAACCTTTCCCGCGTGCAAAGTTCCATATATGCGAAAACAACGCCTTTTCTCGATTGGCCCTTATCTTGGCATCGACGCGCCAATCGAGGTACTGACGTATATGGATGGGATCAATCTGCTCTAACGGACAAGGTGGATTATCAAAAAATTTATATAGCCACGATAGTTCATGCAAATTGTCTTTTTGCGTTCTGGGTGCCTTGGTCGGTAGTATTTCACGCGCGTATTGTTCAGCCACATAGCGAAATGTGATCAGATCCTTAACGGCTGATTTTGCTTTGGTTAATTCAGCCCATTTTTGCACTGCTAATACGTAATCAGTGCCGAGCGGAATTTCTTTCCGTGGTTTGTCACCAGTATCAAGAAAATAATAAGTTCCATAAGTGCGATGTCTAGCTCGCATCCCCTGAGGCAAATTCATATTTCTACTCGGTTTCCTGCCCATATTAAGACCTCCTTATGACATTTGGCATCCAGCGTGTTTGCACTGATTCGCCTTTTGTTCCTTCGACTGCAGCGCGGGTTACGACTGGATGACCTGTTGCATTCACAAAATAAGGCACGCCCATTCGTCGTAGCATTTCTATTTGCTTAGCTTTCACCTTACGGCCGGTGAGCGTCGCAATTTCTTCTGGTTGTAAAAATATACTCATAAATTGCTCTTCATTTTTCTTTTGAGGTATTTTTTTCTAGCTAATTAGAATCAATGCCACGCCGCACACACCAAACCGCTTATAAGCGGCATCTAATACTGCACCTGCTTCAGTGGCGATTGCGAAATAGAGAAATTCCGCGTTTGCTGTTCTGACTCGTACTCGAAAGCTCATTGTGTAAGTCCTTTCATTTAAAGGGATAGGCCTATTTTTCACGCTGAAACACCCAGCATTTCATCGAGCCGGATGGGGTGGCGAGGGGGGATTGGGTGCCGCGTAGGGCGCTGTTGACGACCTTTACGTCGACGAACTTGCGGCGGCTGCTGGTTTTTAAGACCTTTTTCAAATCGCGCAGTGGCGGTACTTGTTGACGGCGTTCGGTGGCGACTTGCAGGAAGTGATTCAGATTCACTGCTATCAGACCCGGGTCGCGGCTATGGTTCAGGATTGCCATGTCACCACCATCCAGATAGTCAAACGCTTCCCAGAATTCCTGTACCAACACGTGGTCGTTGTTGATGACTTGTTGACGCTCTCCGGCCATTGCTGTGATTTGGGCTTTGAGTGCGGCTTTCTGCTCGTCGCTTAGCTTGATCACCAGGCTCAATGCGTCAGCAATCGCCAGCATTTGCGCATGCGTTTCGGCAATCCGTGGCATCTTTACGTGTGGACTGGCGCGTAGTTCTTTCAGATAGAGCGGCGTCTTTTGCTTGATCTCGGCCATGATCGCTTTTTCGAGCTTGGTTGCGGCCAGAATGAAGCCCGACACTTCTTCGCCGGATAAATACTTCAATTTATCTGCTGCTTCACCGGAGGCCGCTGTCTGCGTCGAGCGGTCAAAGTACAGATGTACAATCCGCGACAAAATCGCTTCGGACGCGTTGACTGGATTATTTTGACTGATTACGATCGCACCTCTGAAAGGCGGCTCATACGTTTCATTGCCACCCGTTGCCATCCCGCGTGCGCGGGTGCTGCGGCCGTTGTAGGCGGTTTTTAATTCATCCCAGTCAAACGACTTGATGTGGCTTTTGTCTTCGCCCATGCGTTCGCGGTCGGATTCGATCAGCACCACTGGCAAACAAGACACCTGGCTAAAATTACGCGCCCGCGCCGCCAAGCTGGATTTACTCGGATCAAAACCCTCATAACCATTACGGCCAAACAGCTTCCACAAAAATTCGATCAACGTCGATTTACCGGCACCGGCTTCACCAACCACTTCCAGAAACGGATACGATGACTGTGCCGCGCGGATCTGCTCAGCAAACAAAGACCCAAACCAAAAGGTAAGGGCGGCCAAGCCTTTGGCGCCGAACGCTGTCCATAACAGATTTACCCAGTCCGTGCGGTACTCGTCGCGGTCGCGGTTAATCGTCAGATGCACAGATTTATTCAGCGACTTAATCGACAGCTTGCCGATGTCAAAGAAATCCTCACCGTTGATCTCTGCCATAACGCCATCTTTCATCGCCACGTCACCCAGTACATAGCAGCCGTGCTCGATGCTGTAACCGATATAGTCGATCGTATCCACGCGCTGGATGTTATAGAGCTGATCGGCCAGAATCCGATCAAGCTGCAAACTACTGCCGCTGAACATCGCGCCGGCTGCCATGCCGAGCAAGCGCTTTTTGAATTCTGCTGAGCTGGAAATCTGCGACGCCGTGAACGTGTTCTTGACCGCCTTACCGTCATGGGGAAATTCAACGCGGAAGTAATACCAGCTCTCGCCGGTGATTACGTTCTCCTGAAAATACAGCGCAGTCGGGTTGCAATTGGCGATCTGGCGCACCGTATGTGATTGCAGCAGCGCGGCTTCGCGTAATGCGTATTCCGACAAATTGGCGTACTCGCCAGAGTTTTCTTGCTCTTGACGCACCTTGTTGTATTGTTCCAGATCGAGCCGGAACCAATACAAGCGATTTGCAAAATCAAAATAGAACTCGCCCTGGTCGCCATGATGCATATACATCAGGATCGCTTTTTCTGACGCGGTTTTGGCGATCAGCAACGCGCCGTGGTAACGATAATTCTCTATATCGTTTTCGCTCAATGCATCGCGCTGGAATACATCGTTCCAGTCCAGTTTTGTCTTACCACGCTGCGGTATTTGCGCCGCTGCGCACGTCCAGCCTGCCGCACGCGCCTTTTCGACATGCTTTTTAGTGAAATTACGACCGGCACTATCACCATCCAAAGCCCACACCAGCGTGCATTCTTGATCGCCACGCGCCGCCTGTAGCAGACGTAATGCTTCTTCTGGATAGTTATTGCACGACATCAGCGCAACCGCTGCATTACCCACATGCATCAACGCCAGCGCATCAAAGATGCCTTCGACCAGCCAGATTTCTTTGACTGCTTGCAGCACCACGTTATCTGGCTTCCACCAGGTACCGTAATAGCTCATTCCGTACTTAAAATTTGCCTTCTTACTGAAACGATGCGGCTGATCGATCAGCCTTTCCCAGTAACCGTTACCAAGCGGAAAACGCACCGTCGCACTGCCGAGACGTAATTGGTTGTCGTAATAATTCTCCTGTGTGTACATGCCTTGCACTTTGGCGAGATCAAAGCCGCGACCGATCTTCATATACGCATCGGCTGCCGCATGTGGATTTGGATTCTCTGGGGTT